TGACATTAGGCTGTCTCCTTTAGTTTAATTGCGACTGGATAGTATGTTGTTTCTTGTCTATCCCACTTTAATAGATTATATTGTCCGTTTGTTATATCAGAAACAATTGAACAAGCAACCCCAATGATTGCTGGATCACCTGTTAGTAATAGATAATCTTCAGGAGTATAATCTTTTAGTCCGTCCTTTAACATACGAATTATTGAACTTGATGAGTGAATTATTTGAGAATATTCAGGTAATAAAAACTTGAATTCTCCATACTTAGATGCACCCATAATATTAATCCTAGGCTGACCTTCTTTAGTGCCTGGAACTTCTTGAATAACATAAACCTTTGAACTATTAACTTTCTTACTTTCTTCTATCATCATTTTCTACCCTTTTTAACCTTTCGTTATACTATTATAATAACATATCATCCTATATCGTCAACCTGCTTAGGTGTTGTAAAAATACAACACTTTTAGGCATTAGGCTGTCCCCTTTGGCATATAAACAGGCATATAGAATGTTTTTCTACCACCTGAGAACAAGTCTGTTGTGATAGGGAAAGCATCGTTGCTCCCACCCTTGTATGCCTTGGCTTCAATCACCGTATCAAATACAGGTAAATGATTTCCTTCGTGTTTGATATAATATGGTGAATCTGCTTCAACTTTATCTTGATCGTATGCATAGACTGGTTGATTGCCCACCAATTTAGATAGGTCTGGCACTTCTTCCATTCCCATTGTTTTAACATAAGCAGGTTTTGTCATTAGTCTATCACCTTTCCTGTTAATTCAACATGAAACGGTGTTCTGTTGTGGTAATAATCCGTCAGCATAATAATGGGTGTATCGTTTGGGTCAATACCAATCCTCGCACACACTCTATCAAAAACACAGCCTTCTTCTACCTTTCCGTCGTCATCTGTGTCTGGAGCATGACTACAAATCTGTGCCATAAATTCGTTCCAAAAATGGCCTGGATTTATCAACCCTTCTTCTAAGCAATTAATGTATTCTTCAACTAAGAATTCATCTATCTCTTTTGCCCAACCCGCTGGTAAATCAGCATCTTTAGTCTTTGTTTTATCGTTTAACATAGTTTTAGTATAGCATTGATTACCAACTCGTCAACCTCAAATGAGCCGCATAAAATGGGGGTTTTTTCGCCTGATCGCACCTAAAACACCAAAAACACCAAGTTTTTGACGTCGTTTTTGCTTTATGATTAGATTAAATCGTTAGGACCAAGAGTATAGTGCTCTTGCATGGATTCTTTAAGGTCTGAATTAGTAAGCTCTTCTATAGTAGTATATTCGCGATTGCTATTTCTGATTACACGGAATATATTGGTACAATCGTTAAATGTTGTATCCTGTAAATCAAATGTAGTACCACCTTTATCAAACATAATAGAATGTGCTGGATTAAACCTTATAAGTTTGCTTGAGAGCACGTCTATTCCTCTTGCGGGAGAAAACGACAAATAATCCAGCACACTAATATTTAATTAAAGTTGTGAAAGGAAGTATTTTTTTGGGTGTTGACCTTTTTTGAATATGGCATAAACTAGAACGACCAACACCCTACAATGTACAGTTTTTTGATTAAAAACCAAAATGTCGCACATATGCAATAGGAGTAAGTTTTGCAACTTACTTTGTATCTAAAACTCTTTTGCAAGGGGAAGTAGATACAGTTTTATTTAACCTACATAAAACACTTTAAACATATATGTTAAACGCACACAGAAGCACAGAGACACAAAGTTCTTGCGTTCTTGTAGCATTGGCTATATACTATTGATTATGGCAAACAATTTTCAGGCAAAACATATCTACTTTATTAAAACAGCATTGAGGTCGCATTTTGCGATCAGAACTTGCTTGTAGAACATACCAAAAAGATGGTGCTCTGTGAAACAGATACAACACCAGTTTAACTTAAAAATACTTTAAGAAGGTTAAGTTAAATCGCGTAGGAAAGAAAGAACGAGCTAATGGATATAGCCCTACCGTCCAGTTACGACAGCGACTTAAAGTGACGATACTCACATCAAGTATTTCAGTTCTGCTAGAAATAGCAGAACTATGACTTCAATCTACATCAAGCAAATAAGTTAGGAGAAATAAAAACGAACGAAGTGAGTTTTTAGACTGATGTAATCAGTCTTGTCACTTTGAAGGTTTTCGTTGTCTTGTTATTGGATAAACCTTAAAATAACTTTCAGTACCTTCTGAAGAATACCTAAACATTCGTTTCTGTTCATTGTTTGGATATCGTGGTGCAATTTTTATAATTTGAGATGGTATTAAAGGATCAAATATAAATGAACAAGAATGAATTGGAGCACCTGGACATCTAACAAAGGCACCTGCTCCTTCTCTTCCAATGAACCTCTTACATTTCCAGTAACCATATGTTTCTAATATTTTTAAGAATTTTTCTTGTAGCACTCACTAACCTCGTTGTAGTAATAATTATGGTAAATGCTTAAGAACGGTATATTATGCGACTATTGTATGCCCTGTCACTGTAAGAAAGTCACTTCTTCTGTTTAATTCATTTCTAGCACATACACGGACATCATATGATTGACCTAGGCCAACAGGGAATATAAATGTTGAGACATCAGCGGTGACAACGGCCGTAGCATAGTCAGAGTCTGAAGTTTTCTTAAATTGAACAATATAGTCATCTACAAATACATCTGTCGTAGCTGTCCAACTTGCTTTTAATCTTCTAATAACAGATACAGAGGTATCAACAAAATATCCTGTGGTTTCTGTACCTTGTAAATTCTGTGCTGAACCTGAAGCGAGTACTAAACTTGTAGGTGCTATAACTTGATTTGGATTAGGTAAGTTTATAGAAGGTCTTGTTATGTCATCTGGTTTAGCAATAATGGCATAGGTCGCTGGTTGATGTTCCACAGCACCAATTGATACAGAACCATCCACATCAATTCGTATGTCAGATATTCTAAATATTCCATTCAAACTTATATGTGCATTGACAACCGTTATTAAATCTCCAACGGTTAAATTAGATGTTGCAATAGTAGTATTAAAACTTATTGTTTTTCCTGTTCGTGATCTTTTTGTGAATACTTCAGCAAATTGTAATGCTTGTTCTCTATTTGCTACCGTAGGCAATGTCACAGTTTTTTCTAATCTTATTTGATTGTCTTCAGTCATGTAAGTGTTATCTGTAGAACTTCCTTCTACAGGATATACTGCTTGATTAGGTTGATAATCAGAATCTGGATCCACATAGGTCACAAGACATCTATTGACTTTATTTGTTTTGCTTTCACCTTCTAATTGCATTCCGCCAACAATATGATCATTAGTCACTGTCATCACTGTGCTTGGAGTTGATGTAGAATCAATATCTGTATCATCTCCTGCGTGTTCAATCATTAGTTTATATTTTCCTTGTGTGTAAGGCATAATACCTCTAAAGCCTGATAATATAATTTTAATATTAGACATTAAACTTAAAGATGTATTAACTACTGCATCACAAGTGAATGCTTTGCCTGTTGTTGAACCTGTAAAGGCTACAACCTGATCACATAAGTCTGCCGCTGTTTTCCAAGTGTCAAAATTAAAGACATTATTAGGCAACCCTTTTCCAAATCTTGGATTTCTCATATAATCTAATAAAACTGAAACTGGATTGTTTGAAAATGTTGTTGGTTCATCAGCATAGGCAGTATCGTGATAAGTTGTAGAGTCTGCCGTTAATGTTGTAGCATCATATATTTTTTTACCTTGAACGATTGCTTTAATATTAGGAATTCCTCCACGATATGGATTGTTGTCTGCTGACGCCTGCGTATTATCTTTAGCCCATTCAAACCTTAATGCCAAATAAGCAACGCCTCTTAATCTGTGATCACTTGTCCAACCTGGTACACTATTTCCTGTGAATAATGTTGAGGCAACCTGATCATCTCTGCCATCAAAGAATTGTACGGTTAGTTTGCTGGCATAATCTCCTGAAGATGGTGTTGCTTGAACTCCATGGGCATATGAAGATAAAGGAACAACATTGTCGTCAATTAGTATTGATGATAGTGCATTTATTTGTCCTTCTGCTAATACTTGAGCAACATAAAGGTACTTGTTATTAGTTCCGTTAGTAGAAACAAAAACACGAACCCCACCAATCATTCTTGTGCCATAGACAACAGGTATATTTGCTATTGCACTATCTTTGTTTAATAATACACCTTGAATTAAGGACTCTTGGTCTAAACCCTCATCTAATCCAAAATCAGGAACATCTGGACTAAATCCAAATGGTTGCATGATAGCACCAATTACTTTTGTGACAGCCTTAACAACTGATTTAACTACTTTTTTTATTGTTCTAACTATTCCACCCATTTCCAATAACCTTTTGTTTTTGTTTTTGTAATTCTTTTAACTTTGTGTTTAGTGCTTCGTACCCAATAGATAGGATGATTTTGTCCAACCATTGTCACACTATGATTTCTTAACCATTTCATTATGTAATTGACGTGACGTGAAGCAACAACATCAACATAACATAAATTGATTCCACTTGTCCAATCCAGTGTGTATAATTTTCCTTTGTTAAAAAACTTTTGTAATATGTTATCATTTAATAATGCCCAATTGGCAAACCCCCATATCTTGCCATTGGTATGAAAAACTTTGAATTGATTGTTTCTAATGCTGGGAGATATGTGTTGATATAAATCAACATAGGTTAAATGGTCATAACGATCAAACTGTGAATAGAAGTTAATGATAGTATTTGTTATGCTTTTTATAGCATTAAAACCAACACAGACGTCTGTATATTGCGATCTTGTGGCATCCATATATGTTTGTCTACTCATCAATTTTTTTCTCCCAACTAATATCTATTTGATTGTATTTCTGTCCGTGCAATAGGTTTAGTTTTGATGTAAGGTCCCATTGGATACTTTGATCTGATGTTTGTATTTTTTCACAATTATTAGCCTGTGCCATTGCCTGTGCATCTCTGAAGAGACTTGAATATGTTTTTGCATTCCTGTAATTACTTGATAGATGCATTAAAGTGAATAGAGCCTGTGTTCTATGATTCCATGGTAGATTGTGTAATTGTAATATATAGAAACCAACCATTTCATTTTTATCAAATAAACATCTCACAATGTTACCGTTCAAAGTAACCAATCGTTTTATATGAGTGTTCCAATTTTGTTTGTTAAACTCAACATCTACAAAACCTCTTTCAAAAATTGCCTTGTAGGCCAAATCATTAAATTCTATAAAATCTTTTATATGAAAATCTCTTATTTCCATTATGCTTTCCCCCATTTAATATCTTTTACTATTTGTGGTGAAAAATCCATACCTTTATCTGAACTGAAATGTATATTTTGTGATGCTGGATTTGTTCGTCTTCCGTTCTTTCTTAAAAAATCTGCAAATTGTGAAGCTATTGTTATTGTGACTGTGGCCGTATTTTCTGTTTCTTTAATTCCATATGCTGTCACGGCTCCATCAAACATTAGCCAAATGTCGTCAGAAGTAAATGAATAATCTTCGTCTAATATTGCTCTATAAATGACTACTCTTTTATCAATATAATCATTACTCATTAACAGAGCAATAGTAGTTGTATCCACTGCCGTAAATGTCATATCTATAGAACTAATTCTTAAATCAGCAGACTCAACAATATTGCCATAATCTAAAAATTGTCCTTGTGCTAGATAAGTGTTTGTTCCTGCGTCTGGTGCCGTAGAACTATCATAATCAATGTCTATATTTGATGTTGTTAGATATTGTGTTGTAGATAATTGTAGTTCAATTAAGTCTGCTACAAATATTTGTCTACCTGCTAATTTTGTTTGTGTGGCAGAGGCTA